GAAAATGGAAAACTGACAGAGTGCCATTTCAAAGAGAAGTAATGAGGGCAATCTCTGACAAAAATACAGAAAAAGTTGTAATGATGTATGGTGCCCAGTTGTCAAAAACAGAAATTCTTATGAATACTGTTGGATATTTTATGGATTATGAGCCGTCTCCTATTATGTTTTTAATGCCTACTAAGGACATGGCGGCAGATTTTTCAACGACAAGGCTTAATGATATGATCCAGTCTACACCACAACTACGTAACAAAATTATTGAAAGTGCTGATGCAAGAGATACGAAAAGACAAAAAGAGTTTTCAGGCGGATACATTGTTTTAACTGGGACTAATTCAGCTTCAGAATTGGCAAGTAGGTCAATTAGGGTTCTATTAGCGGACGAAATTGACCGTTTCCCTAGAAGTGCTAAAAAAGAGGGAGACCCATTAAATCTGGCAATCGAAAGGGTAAAAACTTGGCCAAACAGTAAAATAGTTTTGACAAGTACACCAACAATCAAAGGCGGAAGCAGGATAGAACTTGAATATGAGAACAGCTCGAAAGATGAGTATTACATTCCTTGCCCAAAATGTGGTGAAATGCAAACTTTGAAATGGGGAAATATTATTTTTGAAGATGTTACACATAAATGCGAGAAATGTATGGAAACTTCAACAGAGTACGAGTGGAAACGAAACCTTATTAAAGGCGAATGGAGAAGTACTAATCCTGATGTAGACCCACATGTTTCAAGAGGATTTCATGTATCGGAGTTATACAGTCCGTTTACTAAATGGGCTAGCATAATTCGTAAATTTAGAGCGGCAAAAGGTGATGAACAGCTTATGAAAGTATTTGTCAACACGGCTCTTGGGGAATGTTGGGAAGAAAAGGTTGAAAGATTTAATTTTGAGGAAATACAGGCAAGGGCTGAGGATTACGGAGAGTATTTGAATTACGAGGACGGAACGTATGAGGAGGTAGAAATTCCTGATAAAGTCAATGTGCTTACTGCTGGTGTCGATGTTCAAGATAATAGGCTTGAAGTTGAAATTGTTGGATGGGCGAAAGGCGAAGAAAGCTGGGGGATTTATTATAAAGTGATTATGGGAAATCCTGCCTTGCCTTATGTTTGGAACGAGTTAGATCAAGTTCTAATGAAAGATTATTCTTATCAGAACGGAGAAAAAATAAGAGTTGCTTGTGCTTGTGTTGATACAGGTGGGCATCATACTGATGATGTTTATAGATATGTAAAAGCAAGGGAACAACTGAATATATTTGGTATAAAAGGAAGTGGAGAAGCTGGGAGACCTCTTATTTCACGACCTAGCAAAAATAATAAAGGAGGAATTTCCTTATTTGTTTTAGGAGTTAATACTGGTAAAGATACAATAATGAGCAATCTTAAAGTAACAGAACCAGGAGCTAAATATATGCACTATCCAAATGATCCTAAGCGTGGATATGATGAAGTTTACTTCAAAGGGCTTACTTCTGAAATAAAAGTTGTTACTTTTAGCAAGGGACAAGCTAAAATTGAGTGGAAAACAATTGGAGACAAAAGAAATGAGCCTTTGGACATTCGGAATTATGCACAAGCGGCATTAAGAATAGCAAACCCCAACTTAAATATACGGTATTCAACGGATGTACTTAATAATTTTAGGACACAACAAAGAAATAGCGGCAGGCGAATAATTCGTAGCGGAATATAGGGAGGTAAAAATGTATAGTATAGAAACTTGCAAAGAAATGATAAATTCATATATTGAGGCTGAAAAGGCTGTATTGTTAGGACAGAGCTATAAAATTGGAAGTAGAGAACTGACGAGAGCAGATTTAACTGAAATTATAAAAGCTAGACAATTATGGGAGCATAATTTAACACTTGCACAAAACAGTGGACGGCGTACACAGTCTGTACAGGTTATAATAAGAGATTTGTAATAGTTAGGAGGTGGAAATGATTGAATTTATTTGATAAGGCAGTAGGAGTATTTAATCCAGAAAAAGCATTAAAGATGGCTGGAGCAAGAGAAAGGCTAAAGCTGTTTAACCAAAATCAAAAAATAATGAATAAAGGTTATGGAGAACACGGTGCAAGTACCCGTAAAAAATCTTTGAGAGGATGGTTTGCTTCTCTCGGTGGAGTAAAGAACGACATTTATAACTACCGTGAAAAACTTGTGGCTCGTTCCAGAGATTTATATATGGGAGCACCTCTGGCTAATGGAGCTTTGAATACAATGAAAATGAATGCTGTTGGTTCAGGATTAAAATTAAAATCAAGTATTGATTCAGATATTGTAAACTTATCCGAAGATGAGATAGAAACGTTAGAAACTAAAATTGAAAAAGAATTTAATTTATGGAGTAATTCTAAAATAGATCAAACAGGTTTACTTAACTTTTACGAAATTCAAGATTTAGTTTTTTTGACAACGTTGTTAAATGGAGAATGTTTCATTTATTTGAATTATTTTGAAACTCCAGAAAATCCGTATAGTTTGAAATTATCCATAATTGAGCCTGACAGAGTAAATACTCCAAGCAATAAAATGAGTGACACTTCTATTGTTCAGGGAGTACAATTTGACAAAAATGGACGTATTGATGGTTATTATATTCAGGAACATAATCCAAACGATGAAATCAAAGGTATAAACCAACATAAATACATAAAAATGTACGGAAGTGAAGGGCAATTAAACATAATTCATTTGACAACTTCGGAGCGTCCAGGGCAAGTAAGAGGCGTGCCAATATTAGCTCCTGTAATGGAAAGTCTGAAACAACTTGATAGATATACAAATGCAGAATTAACTAGTGCAATTATAAGCAGTATGTTTACAATTTTTATTGAATCAGCTGATATACCTCAAACAAATCCAGGAGATTTATCGAACGTCGGACAAAAAGATGCCATAGCAAATGAAGAATCTGGAACGCTGGAGCTTTCAAGTGGTGCAATAGTAACTCTTAATAAGGGGGAAAAAGCAACATCTGTAAATCCGGCAAGACCTAATGCACAATTTGAGCCATTTATGACAGCTATAATACGACAAATTGGAAGTAGCTTGGGTATTCCTTACGAACTTATGATAATGCACTTCACAAGCAGCTATTCAGCAAGTAGAGCAGCTTTATTGGAAGCGTGGAAAACTTTTAGAAAAAAACGTGAATGGTTTGCTAAAAATTTTTGTCAACTTGTTTATGAAGAGTGGCTAAGAGAGGCGGTTTTGCTAGGAAGAGTAGAAATAAATGATTTTGAAAATGACATTTTGATTAGAAAAGCATACAGTAACGCAATTTGGAGTGGAACATCACAAGGACAGTTAGATCCTACGAAAGAAGTTAATGCGGCAATTTTGAGAATAAATGCCGGGTTATCAACGAGAAGCCGTGAAACTATTGAATTAAATGGGGGAGATTTTGAACAAAATATAAAAATATTGGCAAAAGAACAAAAAATAGCAAATGAGAAAGGAGTGATTTTGGATGGGACAATCTATACCAAACCACCAAACAATGAGCCAGAAGAATAAAACTATATGGAATATAGTTAAAAACGATGATAAAAATGCCGAATTGATGTTATATGGTGATATAGCTGAAAGTTTTTGGGGTGATACCATAAGTGCTAAGGAAGTTACAGAATATTTAGCTGACTTAGATGTAGAAAATATTAATGTCTATATTAATTCAAATGGCGGGGTAGTTGACACTGCTATTGCAATTAATAATGCTTTAAGAAGACATAAAGCCAAAGTAACTGTGAATATTGACGGTATTGCAGCAAGTGCGGCTACTTTAATCACGTGTGCTGGAGATACAGTTAAAATGCCTAAAAATGCTTTGTTTATGATACATAACCCTTTAACAATTGCAATGGGGGATTCAGAAGAGATGAGAAAACAGGCAGATGTACTTGAAAAATACAAAAATTCAATAATGGAAACTTATTTGCAAAAAGTTAATATTGATAAAGAAAAATTATCAGAACTTATGGATAATGAAAGCTGGTTAAGTGCTGAAGAAGCGTTGGAATATGGGTTTATTGATGAAATAATCGAAAATACAGATATTCAAGTTGTAGAAAATAAGGTAATTTCTAATAATATGGTATTTAATATGGCGGAGTTTAAAAACTTTAATGTTGATAAAAATATAAAAAATAATGGAAAAGGAAGTGAAAAAATGACAAGAGAAGAAATTAAAAATCAATATCCTGATATTTATGCCGAAATCATAAGCGAAGGAAAAGAAATTGGTATCAAGGAAGAAAGAACAAGAATACAGGAAATCGAGAATTTAGGGTATAACCATGAAGTAGTTAATAAAGCTAAATTTGAAGAGCCTAAAAATGCTAGAGATTTAGCGTTGGAAATTGTAAGTTTAATGAAACAGGAAAATCAAAATAAACTTAACAGGATACAAGATGAAGGGAAACCACTTAACAATATGCCGAAAGGTAATGATGATGGGGTTAATGATGAGCAAAAAGCAGCAAATAAAATTTTAGCATTTTTTAAGAAAGGCGGTAAATAAATATGAAATATGACTATATAAATGAGCCAGATCATTTGATTGTTGGGAAAAAGGAACTGGTTGTAGCAGAACTTGTTTTACAGGTCGGAAAAACTGTGAAAAGAGGAGATATTGTAGATAAAGATGGTGCAATAATAACTGATACTGGAAAAGTATTCGGAATTGTTACAAGAGCTGCCGATGCAACTGGAGCTCCAACAAAAACAACTGTTTATACTGAAGGGGAATTTAATATTGAAAAAGTAAATTTTGGTACAGCAACAAAAGAAAAAGTAATTGAGTTATGCAGCGACAGAAATATTTATTTAAGAACATTAGGAGGTAAGGAATAACAATGAGCATGAATTTAGATTTGAGTTTAAGAACATTATTTTTAGTAACAGAGGCAATGCCGAGACCGAGAACATTTTTATTTGATACGTTTTTTGCAAATAGGGAAAATTTGGATACTGAAACAGTAACTATTGAATTTAAAAATGGTAGAAGATTGATGGCTCCATTTGTTGATAGATATGTTGACGGAGAGGAAATGCCAAAAGATACATTTTCAGGAAGAACATTCAAACCTTATGCAGTCGCTCCTAAAAAGACGTTTCACGCAGATGAGTTGACTTTTGAAAGATTGCCAGGAGAAAATCCGTTTTCACAAAGTGATCCTGATACAAAAAGACAGAAAAAAATTGCTGAAACTTTGCAGGAACAAAGCGAACAGATTGCAAGACGTTGGGAGGCTATGGCAGCTGAAACATTATATAAATTACAAACTACAATCGACGGAGAAGGAATATCAGACACAATCAAATATTATGATAATTCTTCTACGGAACATCATACAACCGTCGCTTCAACTTGGGACAGTGCTAATTCTGACCCAATAAAAGATATAAAGGCTGTATTAAGCGAAATTAATAAAGCTGGAGGAACTAGACCAGAAGCCATAATTCTTGACCCATTGGCTGCGGAATTATTTATTAATAATAAAGCTGTACAAAATATGATGAATCTTAGAAATGCTTATTTTGGGGATATAAGACCTGAAGTTGAGGGTGTAAATGGTGCAAGTTATATTGGTACATTGACTGGATTGGGAATTGATGTTTTTGAATATCAAGAATATTACGATTATGTGGATAAATCTACAAAGCAAACTAAAACAAAAGCAATTATTCCAGATTACACAGCTTTATTTGCACCGAAAGGCAACTTAGTAAAATTTGGAGCTGTAAGTACAATTAAAGATGGACTTTTGGAAGGGGATTTAATCCCTAGAACCTACACAAAGGAAGAAAATGATACTATTACAATCCGTACAATGTCAAAACCAGTAACAATTCCTTTAAACACAAAATCATTGAAAGTTCTAAAAGTTAAGTAGGTGATGGTTGATGGCAGTATATATAGCTAAAGAATCGTTTATTTATGACGGAAAAATACAAAATATCGGCGAAGAAGTTCAAATACTGGAAAAAGATGTGATTGAAAATTGTATCAATAGAGGACTGATAGAGAAAAAAGACAATAAAAAAGCGGATACAAATGACATTCTTGAAGAAACAGGAGTGTCAGATTCAGATTCTGAATCTAAAACGGATAAAAATAAGAAAAAATAGGTAAAAGAACATGAATTTTAAAGATATTTTAGAAAATGATATACAAAATGTGTTTTTAAATTCAGAAGAATTTGGAGAAGCACATAATTTGAATGGTATTGATGTTATTTGTGTGACAGATGAGGACAGTTTTCAGGAAAAGGAAATTAGTGGAAAATTAACAATAGAAAGTGGATTTTACAAAGAAGGAATTACAGTATTTATTGATAAAAAATATTTGAAGTATAAGCCTGAAGGAAATATGAGAATAGATTTTGATGATAAAGAATGGATAGTTGCAAACTGTAAAGAGAACTTTGGTATGTATGAACTCGATTTGTATAGATACACAGATTATTAGGAGTTGATTTAGATGTTTACGATTCAATTTGATGAAAGTGTCCTTAGCGACATAGAGAATAAATTTGCTGAGTTTCCACAACAAGCTCCAAGGGCTTTAGCAAGTGCTTTAAATAGGGTTTCAACTATGAGTAAAACTCGTATGGTTAGAAATGCAACTAAGACCTATACGGTTAAATATGGGGATTTATTAAGTGGATTGACTATGGAAAAGGCTAATCCTGGTAAACTAATGGCTGAAATTAATTCAAGTGGAGGTTATTTAGGGTTAGACCATTTTCAGTTGAATCCAAGCACAAGAACTGGCAGAACATCAGTAACGGCAACGGTAAAAAATGGAAATGGAATAATGCTAAATGATAGAACATTTATAGCCTACAACGATGGACATTTAGGAGCATTTGAAAGGGAAGGAAGTGGACGGCTGCCGATTAAGAGAAAATATGGACCGTCTGCTCCACAGATGTTAGGACCTACAACTTGGTTACCCGATCTTGATGAATTTATGTCTCAAAAATTAAATGAAAGGTTTGAACATGAGTTGAACAGGCTCTTGTCAATGTAATTTATGAGTATTAAAGTAATTGAAAAAAGTTTATATGATTTTTTGTGTGAAGAATTTAAAGATACAGATTATCAAATATTCCGTGGGGCATTACCAGTTCGGAGATACGGCGAAATTGACAAAAATACAGGACAGAAAAAGCCGTTATTTCCTTGTGTGACATTAAGAGCTTTGAGTTCTAGGCAAGTTACAGAAGGAATGGATAGTTATGACTGTGATGCTACTTTTGAAATAATAGTTGGTACTAAAAATGAGGATTATATTGATAATCTTTATAAAGGTGAAGAAATCAGAAGTAAACTTTTGACTAAAGTTTATGACGAAAGAGGTTGGGCAATACGGGAAGATAAGGAATTTAAGTGTGATTTATATAGCGATGAATTTGGAGATTTTATATTTTCAAGAATCACATTTACAGTTTGGGATTATCCTGTCGAGCCTGAAATTTTGAAGGAGGAATAATGGAAGATAGAAAACAGTATTTTTATTTAGGAGATACGCTGGATTTTAAAGATTTTAGATTTACAAAAGGAGTTACATATTTTGAAAATGATTTGATAAAAGAGAAATTTGAGAAATATCCACTTTTGAAAAAAATATTAGTAGATATTAATGAAGTTAGTACAGCGTTACAAAATGAAAAGTTAATTGAAGCGGTAACACAGCAAATTAGAGAGCAAATAGGATAGGAGGAAAATAATGGGATATAAACACGGAACTTATCAGAGTGAAACGTCAAGTGATATTTCCTTGCCGATAGTGCTGGATTATGGGCATTTTCTAGTAGGAATGGCTCCGATGAATAAGGTTAAAAAAGAGAATAGGAAAGTAAATGAGCTTGTAAGATTAGGAACTTACAAAGAGGCAATTCAATATTTTGGAACTACTTATGATTTAGATTTTTCTATTTCACAAGCTATAAAAGTATTTTTTGAATTGTATGGTGTAGCTCCACTTTATGTTGTGAATATTTTGGATATAAATAAACATAAAACCAGCATGAAAACAACCAACGGCTTGGAATTATCAAACGGTAAAGTGCTAATTAAAAACCATAAAATAATTACAGATACATTGACAATCAAGGAAAATACAACTTCACAAATTATTTCAGACGCAATAACAATGTGGACTGATGAAGGGCTTGAAATTTATGCGACACCTTCAAATGGAAATAAAATTGATATTGAATATGAAGAAATTGATTTATCAAAAGTTACAAAAGCACAGGCTTTAGGCGGATATGATAATTCAACTATGAAAAGAGAAGGTTTGGAGTTGCTGGATGAAGTTTATTTAAAATATTCAGAATTACCAGCATTTATAGATGTTCCTGATTTTTCAAGTGATAGTGAAGTTGCGGCGATTATGCAGACAAAAGCTAAAAATATAAATGGAAATATGTTTGAAGCTATAGCGTTAATTAATGCACCTATTGATAAACCCTATGATCAAATACCGAAATGGAAAGATGATAATAATGTAAATGGAAACGATCAAGCGGTTTTATACGGGAAATTAGGATTATCAGGTAAAAAATACATTCAATCTATTCAGTATGCAGCTTTGTCTTTATCGGTAGATAATGAAAATGGTGGAGTTCCATCACAAAGTCCTTCAAATTTTTCATATAAATGCGACAGTTTGTATTGGAAAAATCCAAGTGGCAGTCTTGAAAACATAATATTAGACAAAGAGCAGCAAGCAAATTTATTGAATAAAAACGGAGTAGTAACAGCTATCAATTTTAAAGGCTGGCGTTGCTGGGGTTCTGAAACGGCACTTAATCCAATGGCAACAGATCCGAAAGACAAATTTATTTATGGTCGTAGAATATTAAAATATGTCGGAAACGAATTGGTTATAAGCTATTTTAACCAAATTGATAAGAAATTTTCTAAAAAATTAGCTGAAACTATTACAAAATCAATGAATATACGGCTTAATGCACTTGTTGCAAGAGGAGATTTATTAAGTGCAAGTGTGGAATTATCGAAAGAAGATAATGATGTAACAAACGTTATTAATGGTGATATTACTTGGATTATTAAATTAGGAATTATTCCAGGATTAAAATCACTTGAATTTAAGAAAAAATATGATGTGGACGCATTAACAGAGTTTGCAAATAGTTTAGGAAAATAGGAGGAATTAAAAAATGGCAAAGACAAAATTGCCTTTAGCGATTGTAGATGCTGATTTGTATATAAATGGATCAAATAATCTCGAAGGTGTCGGAGAAGTCGAACTACCAAATGTCGAATATGCGACAGTAACAACGGAACAGCTAGGAATGGCGGCAGAATTTGAAGCTCCGCTAATTGGGCATTATAAAAAAATGTCCGCAAAAATAAAAATGGATAGCATGAATGATACATTGCTGAATTTTAATAACAATAATTCTATACAGATAGAATGTCTTGGAGCATTGCAGGAATTAAATAGAATGACGCATTCTCCCAAAATGACAGGAGTAGATGCTACGATGAAAGGGTTTATCACTAAATTTGATGGACCAAAAGTACAAAATGGTAAAAAATTTGAAGGTTCATTTGATATGAGTGTAACTTATTATAAATTAACTATAAACGGTAAAACAATTATTGAAATTGATGTATTAAATGGAATCGCCAATGTAAATGGAGATTATAACAATATCGTCAGACAATTATTAGGACATATTTAAGGAGGATAAGAATGATTATAAATTTAACGAAAGAATACACATTAGGAAACCAAAAATATAAAGAAATAGATTTAAAACTAGACAATTTAACAGGGGCAGATTTATTGGAATGCGGAAAAGACTATAAATCAAGAATGAAATCTAACGCTGAAAACTTTAAAGATTTTGATGACGCTTGGGCATTGACTGTAGCTGAAAAAGCATCTGGTATTAAATACGGACATTTAATAACTTTAGGTGCTGAAGATTTCTTAAAAGTAGTAAACCAAACTAAGAATTTTTTGGTAAAAGGTTGGGGAACGGACGAAGACAAGGATGGGAAAACTCCAACAGAAGCATAATAGACGACTTTTTAGACTTGATTACAGATTTATTGAGCGGACTTAACTATTTTAAAATGAATATCAGTTATGAAACACTTATGAAATGCACATTTGATGAACTGGATTACTGGATAGCAAGGGCTAATAAATTGATTGAGGAAGAAAAGGCAAGACAAGAAGAAAGTGAATAAAAAAATGGGGATTAGTCATCCCCGCTAATGAAAATTGATAAAAATTTAAACAGAACTACGATAAGAGCTGCAATTGTAATTACAGGGCTTATGGCAAACATAAATGATAGAAATATAAAAAGGAAAAATAGTGATGGAATAGATACAACTAGACCAAATAATATTATTAAAGTTATTTCTAGCGGAGTGTATTTTTTATCTGATTTATTAATTTTCATAAAAATCACCTCTTTAATATATTATACCATATTTGAGAGAAAAGGAGGAAAATCGTGGCAAAAAATTTGGAGCTGAACATAGTTCTAGGTGCGGCGGTAGCTAGTGCTATTAGTGGAATGAGCCAAGTTGCAAATGCTTTAAAAAATACGACGAAATCTGTCAAAGAATTTGAAAAAGAAATCAAAAGCATGGAAAAAGCACAAAAAGCGTTTCAAAATATGGACAAGGCTCGTGACGGATTAAATAAAATTAATTCGGAGTATAAAAAAGCTGCTGAACATTTGCAAAAATTGAAAACCGAATACGAAAGAACTGGAAGCAGTAATAAACAACTGGCTAAGGAAATAGAACAGGCAGAAAAAAATGTTGGAAAACTGAATAAGCAAAAAGAACGGCAACAGCATGTGTTTGAAGCTGCAAGAAGTAAGATAGAAGCGGAAGGCGCTAGTTTATCTAACTATAGAAGCAAGGTTCAGGAAGTAGAAAAAGAAATCGAGAAAATGAATAAACTGAAAGAAGCTCAAAAAAGATATGATGCTAGGCAAGAATCTATTGGGAGAATGAAAGACTTCGGGGATAAACAAATAGCGCAAGGTATGGGAGTGGCAGGAGCTTTGGCTGTTCCTGTCAAATTAGCAGTTGATCTAGAAAATGCTCAAGCAGACTTAAAAAAAGTTGCTGATTTTAGTTCTAAAAAAATGGAAGATGGATTTTACAAAGCAATGAGAAACTTTAGTGAGAACAGTCCGTTGTCACAAGTAGAATTATTTCAAATTGCGGGAGCAGGATCTCAAGCAGGAATAAAAACAGATGAATTGGAAAGATATACTAAAGACGCGGCTAAGATTAAAGTTGCATTTGACATGAATACAGAAGCAGCAGGGAACTTTTTAGCAAAAACTAGAGCACAATTAAATTTGGATCAAAACGGAGTAATGGAATACGCTAATGTGATTAACTATTTGGCAAATAATGTAGCGGCGACAGCTCCAGAAATTGCTGATATTTCAAGCAGAGTAGCTGGATTAGGTGGAATGGCTGGTATTTCTAAAGAAGGAGTTGCAGCATTAGGAGCAAGTTTGGTATCGGTTGGAGTGCCTTCGGAAGTTGCAGCAACTGGATTGAAAAATATCTCGTTAGGATTAATGGCTGGAACATCAGCA